TCATCGCCGACACGCCCGCCACCACGCTGGTTGTGCATGGCCACCGCCGGCACGCCGCGCTGCGCGGCGATGCCGGCGATGCCGGCGTCACGGCGAAAACCAAAGACGTCGTTGAGCATGTGGGCGCCCGCGTCCAGCGCCGCACGGGCCACGGCCGGCTTGTATGTATCCACGCTGATCGGTGCACCGGGCAGCGACCGCGCGATCGCCTCGATGGCAGGCACGACGCGCCGGATCTCCTCGTCGGGCGTCAGCTCATCGAACCCGGCTTCGCTCTTGTTCGTGCCAGGGCGCGTCGACTGCCCGCCGACGTCGAGGATGTCCGCGCCTTCGTCGGCGAAGCGGCGCGCCTGATCGAGCGCCGCCGCGGGCGAGGTCAGGCCATCGCCGGAGAACGACTCCGGCGAGACGTTGATCACGCCCATGATGTACGTGCGTGCGCCGAGGGCGAGCGTCTTCGGGCCGATGCGGAGCGACGCGGAGGCGGGTGCGAGGGACGCGCGGTCGTTCACGCCGCATGCTAACACGACGCGATCGCGCGCAACGCGCCGGCGTCACGGGTAGATGGCGATGATGACGGCGTCCGCCGGGTTGGCCGGGTCAAACTCTACTACGACGCACTGTCGGCCGACAACCACCGCTGACGCGGCGATGGACTGGCAGACGGGCACGCCCGCGACGTGCTGCCCGAGGCTCTCGGTGTACTGGACGGTCGCCTTGTGGGTGCCGCTGTCGTAGGCCCGAATGTGGCCGTGCTTCACAGCGCCGCCAGGGCGGCGAGCTCGGCGTCGATGGTGGCGTCGTCGAGCGCCGGGTCGGCGACTACCTCGAACTGCGCCGCGTCCCGAAGGTAGTTGCGGACGTAGAGCTCGAGGCCGGCGCGCGTCGCCGGCACGAGCGGGTGCGCCGGGTCGCGCGCCGCGCGCCGCCCCGCGGCGACGCGGTACGCGGCCACCAGGGCGTCCGGGACGGTAACGGTGATGTCCATGCCGATCTCCTCTAGCTGACGCGCACGAGCTGCGCGTGAAACGCGACCGTCTCGGCGCTGCCGGCGCCGACGCGCGCGCGCACCGCGAGCCGCTCCCCCTCGGGCCAGAGGAACGGCATCGGCGGATGGTACGCGGCCGTGCCGAAGAGCGCGGTCGCCGCGCCCGCACAGACGCGCGACTGGATGACCTCGGACCCCGAATCGCCGACGGCGATGTCCGCCTGCGCGTCGATTGAGGCGGTGGTGCAACCGGTGTACAGGTCGGTGACCAGGTAGTCGTGGTCCGCGACCGTGGTGGCGCCGGCGTCCAGCGTGACGGTGACCCACGAGCTGTTACCCCAGGCGGAGCCGCCGGACGGCACGCTGATGCTCATGAAATCCGTGAGCCGCGAGTCGAGCGCGACATCGCCCTCGTGCCAGTCCCGGAGGTCGAAGAGCTCGTCCAGCGTCCATGACGCGGGGTCGTACGCGAGGAGATACGTGCGCGCCTGCGTCTGACCGTCGTTGTCGTTGACGGCGCCGTCGAACGAGATCCGCGTGCTCGCGGCCACGCGCACGGCGCCGCACGGGTAGAACACGGACGGCGTGGCGAGGCCGATGGCCGTGGCCGAACCGCTGTCGATGATGAGCTGCGTGAAGGCGGAGCCGCCGAAGGCGATGTCCATGAGCCGCGCCTCGGAACCGGCGGCGCAGGTGGCGAGCCGCACGCGGCCCTGACGGACGCGGCTGGTGCTGCCGGTGGCCGTGAGGGTCTTTCCCGTGCGCTGCGAGTGCACCATGCCGATGAGCGTGCGCTCCGAACCGCCGAACTCCGACGCGCTGCAGATCTCCGCCCACGTGCCCGTCAGGGCGTTGTTTGAGCCGAGCGACTTGGCGCCGCTGCTGGCGCTGTCCGGCAGGATGATCTCGGGCGAGTCGCGGCGCACGAGCAACATGGCGCCGCCGCCACCGGCCGGGAGCCCGCCGTACACGGCGGCGACGACGGCGTCGGCCGGGTTGCTCTCGTCCATGAGGGCGACGGCGCACTGCCGGCCGACGACCATGTCGCCGGCCACCAGGCCCTGATTCACGGGGACGGACGGGAGCCAGATCCCGAGCGAGCCCGTGAGCTGCACGGTCGCCTTGTGCGTGCCCGAGTCGTAGGCCTTGATGATGCCGTGACGTAGCTCAGTCATCGCGGCGCCAGCGCGATCCGCTGCTCGTAGACGTTGCGGCGCCGGTCGTAGCGCCAACGGATGCCGGCGACACGCCACGTCTGCGTCCCGGGGATGATTGCGTCGGTGAAGGCGATAACGTCCATGGGCTCGAGCCCGACGTGCGGCGGCACGACGAGCTCGCCGGCGTGCCGGTCGAGCTGCCGCTGCCGCAGATGGGCGGTGGCGGAGGCGTCCGCCTCGGCGGCGGCGTCTGACGTGAGGTCGGGACCTGCACGTGCGCCCCCTGGTACTGCTCCGCCTCGGCGACGGTGAGGGCCTCGCCGTAGACCGACGCGCCGAACACCTGCGCCTCGGAGGGGCCGCTCAGCTCCGTGCGGAGGAGGATGTCCCGGAGCTGGTGCGGCCCGTCGAAAGTGTAGTCCGCGCTCTCGGACGCGAGTGGCTCGGTCATGATGGCGGCGGCGTTGGCCCGCATGACGACGCGGTCGGCGAGCAACGCCAGCGCCTGCCGCAGCGCCTCGTACCCCGACGTCTGCGGGTGGATGGTGAACGCGGGCGTGACCGACGAGCTGCGCGACGAGGCGCTCACGAACGTGAGCGAGTAGCCGGCCCGCGCGAGGATCCGCGAGATGATGGTGCGGTACGTGTCGGTGCTGTGCACGACCTGATGGCGCTGCCGGTTGCGGCGCAGCACGTCGAAGCCGCCGGCCAGCACGAGGCGGACGACGCTCGCGCCGTGCCGCCGGCGCGTCTCGATGGCGGCGACCTCCATGTCCGCCGCCTGGCTCGACTGGTTGCCCGAGCTGGTGCGGTAGCCCCAACGCAGGACGACGAGGTTACCGACGGCGATGGCGACGGGCGGCGTCTGGGCGGCGGTGTAGGCGCCCGAGGCGTTGTCCAGGTCGACGTGGCCGCGCAGGCGGTCGGTTGACTCGTCGAGCTCGATGGCCAGCACGTCGGCCGACAGGTCGCGGAAGGCCTGCGAGCGTGGAGCGCGGCGCACGGTGTCCGGCGCCGTCTCGTACGCGTACGTGCTGCCGCCGGCGAGGGCGAGCCCGCGCGCGCCCTTGTAGTCGGTGGGCGCCGGCGTGCGGAAGCTGAAGGCGCCCGAGTCAAACTCGATGAGGGCGAGCGGGAGGTACGTGCGAAACGTGCGCGTCTGGCCGCCGGCGAAGCCGTCCACCTCGACGAAGGTGCCGCGATACGTGTCGAGGTAGGCGAGAAACGGGGCCTGAAACGTGATGCCGCTGTCGCTCTCTACCTGTTGCTGCGCCTGCAGGGCGCCCCACGTGTTGGCCGTGTGGTCGTTGCCGTCGCCGTAGATGTGCGTCCAGAGCGTCGGCCGCTGGCTCGAGATCTCGGCGCCGGTGACGAGCATGTCCCAGTCGAAGCCGTAGGCGAGCGCGACGCCGTTCAGCGACGTGAACGTCTCGCCCGAGAGCTGGACGGAGCCGAAGCTGCCGGACGTGCGCTTGATGAGGCGGAGTTGCGTGGCCGTGGTCCAGGCGATGGCGAGGTCGGTGGTGCCGCGCTTGTAGGCGACGGCGAGCGCCGTGAGCGCGGCGGGCGACGTGGTGACGTCGGCGGCGGAGCCGTAGCTCTGGCCGTTGTCGGTGCTCTCGCGAATCTTGATGGTCGTGCCGGCGGCGTCGACGTAGACGACGGCGACGCGGGCGCCCTCGGCGGCGCACGCGACGTAGACGCCCATGCCGGTCGCAAGGTCGTTCCAGCTTGTCCAGGGGCCGGAGCCGGTGACGCGCTGTTGCTTGATGGCGCCGCTCTCGACGCGCACGCGGGTGACGGACTCGTCGCCGGCGACGGCGACGCCGTGCCGGTTGGTGGCGTAGGCGTTGGCGTCGATCTGCGCGAAGTCGAGGCGGCGGACGCCGCCGACGGTGTTCTCGACGGAGGCGGAGACGTAGGGCTCGCGTGAGGGCGCGCGCTGCGCCGCCTCCAGCGCCGCCGAGATCGTCCTCACGGCGTGGCCACGGGGCAGATGAGGGCAGGGAGCCCGAAGAGCATCGAACGGGCGTGCTGGGCGTCCGGGAGCCCGCACGCCGGGCAGGCGTCGCGCGTCGGCACGCGGGCGCTGAGCTGGAGGAGGAGGGCGCCGTCCTTGGCGCAGGCGGCGCATAGCCGCGTGCCGCTGTCGTGCCACCAGAGGCTGATGGTGCGGTGGCGGCGGCAGTTGCTACAGCGGAGGCGTCGTCCGATGGGGCTTAGCCTGTCGTTCACGGTGGCGCTCCTAGTATTTCACCCGCTCCTGTTCGAACATGAGCGGGGCGTCGGTCGTGTACATGCGGCGGACGCGGACGGTGTTCCGCCGGCCGAGCCGGCGGAGCTCGCTGCGGAAGTAGGCGAGCCGCTCGGCAGCGAAGGCGGCGTAACTTTCCTGCACGTCCTGGCCGCCGGTGTTGATTCGGTTCGTGGCGTAGCTCGTCCAGTCGAGGGCGGCGTACGCGGCGGCGCCGGCGGCGATGAGCTCGTCGTGCTTCGGCGGGATGGTCGACGAGCTGCCGTCCAGCGTGTGCATCTTCGTCCAGTAGACGTAGGCGTCCTGCACGGCGTTCGGCTCGCTCACGACGTCCATGGTGAGCGTGGTCTGCCACTGTGAGAAGCCGACGCGGCGCGGCGGGAATTCGCCCGTGGGCCATTCGACGGCTTCGACGGCGACGAGGTTCGTGAGGGAGCTGATGCTCAGGTCGCGCGAGCCGGCCGTCGTCTGGATGGTGGTGCGCTGCTCGAGCGGCGTCTCGATGGAGTACTCGCGGACGGCGCGCGTGATGTGCCGGTCGAGCACGGCGTCCGTCCAGCGGTAGGCGCCGCTGTCTTCGTCGTGCAAGTCCTTGCGGACGTTGCCTCGGATTTCGGCTAGGTTCGCTGCCATGTCGCGATCATCGTCGTCTCGGCTCGCACC